TGTATCCATATTGGGGAATTCTCCCCAAAACTATTCAAATGGTCTAAAGTAGTTAGAGAAAAGTTCAAAGTTAGAACTTTTAATAATGTAACAGAATCTTTGTTTAATTCATATATTGAGTATAAAGATGAAGAAACATTAATTTCTCTTCTTGAGCATTTGCAACATAAACCTGGGGTATTTGTTCGTAATATTAGTAGACTTTTTATTGTATTGGAAGGTTGTCCTGTAACTTATGTTAGGCATTTATTTGGTTATATTGAGAATGTATTGAAGGATGATTCTATTCCTAATAAAATTCTTTATCAGCTATATTCATTTATCATTAATGATAATTTAGAAAATAGAGTATTTTTTCCAAAGGGAATGAAGACAAAGTTCTGGGTGAATAAAAAGACCAATGAATATCCAACGTTAATGAGACTTTATAAAAATAAGCTTATTGGGTTGATTTTTAAAACTTTGCAAAATAGATTTTCTAAATTGGAGCCATTAGGAAAGGTATATATCTCGAATGATATGTTTAAAACCTCTATCAACAATGGTCTAAGAAATGCAACCCCAGGTAAGAAGATTGTTTCTAGAGGAACATGTATGCCATTTAATGGGGATAACACATTACGGATGTTCATGTTTTGGATTGGGAATGATCTGGATTTAGCAGCTTCATTTTATTCAGAAAATTTTTCAAAAATGGGAGAATGTTCTTATAGACATACAATAAATAGATTTTCCCAACATTCAGGAGATGTGATTGAAGCCCTGGGTCCTGATGGAGCATCTGAGTATATTGATATTGATCTAAACGCCGCAAGAGATTTTGGTGTAAGATATGTTGGTATGCATATTTACGTCTTTAGAGATCAAAGTTTTGACCAACTTGAAAAATGTTCTGTAGGATGGATGAAACGCAGTAAACCAAAATCAAATGAGATGTATGATCCCAAGACAGTAACACAACAACTGGACCTTACAGGTAATGCGAAAACCTATACCCCTGTAGTATTTGATATTGTTGAAAATACAGTTCATTTTGTGGATATTAATGGAAAACCTGTAGGTTCATGTTACAATATGGGGAATCAGGGATTTAATCAATTGGCTCTATTTAAGTCTATTATTCAAAAGAAATCTTTAGATCTTGGTACTTTAGTCTCTCTTCATTGTCATGCTAGAAATGCTGAGATTGTTGAATTCCCTGAGGAGGCGGATGTTATTTTTTCTCTAGACAAGGGGATAACCCCATATGATTATATTGAATTAGAGAAATGGATGTAACCTTGTTTACATATGATCATCTCTAATTATAATAAACTCTATAAATAATATGTAGGAGGTTGCTCACATAGATACAAGTTAATTTTTATTCAAGACGGTGTGCTTAGTAATTAAACAAAAAATAAAAGGAGAAAGAATTATGAGCAAGTGGGTAAGTAAAGATCTCTTCAAAGAGTTCACAGAAGAAAAGAAAAATGAAACACAGAATACATTTGGTGGGGCTTTTATTGACAAGAAGTGAAAGTCTCTAGAAAAAGGGCCTTCAGATAATCCTAAGACATATGAAGTACGATTTCTTCCCGACCCCGCTTCAGGATTTTATAAGAAGATTTTCTATCATATGTGAAAGATGGGTGAAAAATGGGTCTATATGCAGTGCCCCAAGACTGAGGATTTTAACAACCCTTGTCCTATCTGTTCAGTAGTTAATAAGCTTTTTCAGGGCTCTGAAAGCGATAAGAATGAAGCCAGGAAGCTTAAGCGTAAAGAGAAGTATGTATCTAATGTTTTTGTTGCATATGATCCCAGAGATGCTGGTAAGGCTGCTGATGATGAATCTAAACAGGAAGGTAAGGTTCTTCTTTATGAATTTCCTTCTAAACTTGAACAGAAACTCGCTGAAGAAATTAAAGATACACGTAATGGTCTAGGTGCAGCAATCTTTGATCCGGGTCCTGATGGTTATAATTTTATCATTAAGGTAGGAACACAGTCCGGAGGCCAGAATCAGAGTTTCCCCGAATATTCTATGAGCACATTTGCTCGTCGTCCAAGTGCTATCGGTTCAGATGAAGAAATTGATAAGCTTATGGAAACTCGAGTAGATCTCAATGAGTATCTAAAGAAAAATATGAAGTCTATGTCAGATCTCATTAAGGCTATGAAGGATGAAATGTTCTGGGATCTTATTGCCAAGGATTTTGAAAGATATGCTTCTGAATCTTCTGCTCCTTCTGAAAAGACTGAGGCTCCTAAGGAAGAAAAGAAGCCAACTGAAACAAAGAAGGATGAGGCTCCTAAAGAAGAAAAGAAAGTTACAGAATCTTCCGATTCAGATGATTTGTCTGAAGCCGATCTTCTTGCTGAATTAGAAAACTTTAATTAAAAATATATAAATAGATATGAAGGATAAACGTTTATCCTTCATATCTTCTTTTTTAATTGGAGAAATAATGGATATCAATAAAATAATTTTAAAGGCCATTAGTAAATCTGGCGCGATTAACCCATATGTGTTTAAAAAAGATAAATTTATAGAGATTTTTGGTTATGATCTATATAGTGAAATATTAAAGTTAACATCCTTTCTTAATGAGATTAATCCCACTTTAATTCAAAGATTTTATCATATATATCATCATATTGACAGTATTAAAAGATGCCTTACATGTGGTAAGGCTTTAAAATTTTGTGGATTTGGCTCAGGTGGTTATAAGACATATTGTTCAAAACTATGTGTTGATAGAACAGCCGCAAATAAAAAGGCGAATGCTACAAAAATAGAGAGATATGGTTTTTGCACAAATACAGATAAAATTAGAAAAACCAAACTTGAAAGATATGGCAATGAAAATTATAATAATATTGAAAAATCAAAACAAACATGTTTGGAAAAATATGGTGTAGAAAACGTGAGTCAATCTGAAGAAGTAAAAGAAAAAATTAAAGTAGGCAACCTTGAGAAATATGGTGTTGAGCATACTTTACAAGTTAAAGAATTTAGAGATAAAGGAAAGGTCACTAATTTAAATAAATATGGTGTTGAATATACATTGCAAGTTAAAGAACTTAGAGATAAAGGAAAGGTCACTAAGCTTGAGAAATATGGTGATGAGAATTATAACAACATGGAAAAGAACAGGCAGACAAGGCTTGAGAAATATGGTGATGAGAATTATAACAATAGAGATAAGTATAAAGAGACTAATCTTGAAAGATATGGCCAAGAGCAAACCCTATCCATTCAGAAATTTAGAGATAAAGGAAAGGTCACTAAGCTTGAGAAATATGGTGATGAGAATTATAATAATAGGGACCAGTTTAAACAAACCAATATTGATAGATATGGCTTTGAAAGTTTTTCTCAGACACCCGAATATATAGAAAAATGTAAAGAAACTAACTTTAAACGATTTGGTACGCCCTGATTTTTACAACATTATTTTGAAAATAACATTGGTCAGGGGTACAAGAATTCATGACATGATTTTACACTTCCATCGGGTAAAATAATAAAACTTCAAGGGTATGAAAATAAAACATTTGAATTTTTATTAAATGAATATTCTGAAGATGAAATTTTATATGAAAGATGTGAAATGCCAGAGATTTGATATTTTAGCGATAAAGATAAAAAGACACATAGATATTTTCCTGATTTTTATATTCCTAAAGATAATCTCATTATTGAAACAAAATCTAAATACACATATGATGCAGATATATATATCAATATATTAAAACAAAAAGCAACAGAGGAACTTGGATATAATTATAAATTGTTTATATATCCCTAATTATTTCAATAACTTAGAATAACAAATAGGGATCTTGATTTTTTTCTTGCTCCCCTATTTACATTTAAAAACCAATGATTATATTATAGAAAAATAATTTTTAGGAGGAACTTATGTTCACATATAAAACTTCTTTTGATTCTATTTTTGATGCCAGAAAATCTTTGGTTTATTTTGAAGATGATGAATTTTATGTATATGCTTTAGAAGTCCCCTATTTTAAGAAGGAAGATCTTGAAGTAACTTTCAAAAATGGTAAAATCTTTGTAGATGGTGAAAAAGAAATTTATGGACAACATTTTGATACCACTGTAAATTTTCGTGTACATTCAGATTATACAGAAGAAGACATTATTGTAGAATATATGGCAGGTGTACTTTTCTTTAAACTTCCAAAAACAACAAAAACAAAAGATAAATCTAAACTTAAGATTATGTAATTTAAAAAAAATTATTAAATATTAGGGAGTCTATATGGCTCCCTTTTCTTTTTCTATAAATAGTTTATAACAAATTGTTTTAAGGAAAGGAAAATGAGTAATTGGATATATCAGGGAAAAGAGATTCTAACTGAAGAAGATATTCCATTTGAAAAGGCTTTCGGATTTGTGTATGTAATCACCCAAAAGTCAACTGGGAAGAAGTATATTGGTAGAAAAATTTTAACCAATGCTGCTAAGAAAACAGTCAATGGAAAAAAGAAAAAAGTTAGAGTTCAGAGTGATTGACAAAAATATTGGTCAAGTTCGCCCCAGATTAAGGAATGAATAAAGGAAGCAGGTGGAACTGACGATTTCACAAGGGAAATTTTATGTTTTGTTTCAAGTCGAGGATCTCTGGCATATTCAGAAGAGTTGGCCTTATATTCTCTGGGTGTTCTTGAATCAGACAAATGACTTAATAACAATATTAGATCCAAGATTTATAGGTCATGGGTAAAACCAGATGAAGCAAAAACTTTACGAGAGGTTCTTTCAACCTTAAAGGATAATCATGAAAATTAAAGTTGATTTAAATGAGTATTTCGATTTTACTCTTTTATACATTTTAGAACGATTAGAGGAAAGAAAAGGTGAATCAGAAGATTTTGTTAGGTTATCAGAAGAAAGAGAAAAGATTTTGAGTTTACTTGAGAGCAGAAATATATTAGGAGAATTAAAAAGATACAAAGTAAATTCCCCTATACTCTCAAGAAATAAATATAATTTTATAAAAAAGACTTTCAAAGGTGCTAGTGTCTCTGATAGTTTTGTTGATATTAAAGGAGAAATTAAAAATGAGTAATATTGAAACAGATGTAAGCGGTGTTTTTGCTGATGATACAGTTGAATACGGGGCTGACAGCTTCCCAGTATTCGATGTGGATTATAACACCTGGGCCACTGCAAAAGAAGATAGACGAAAGATTGTTGCTCCTGAAGACTCTGCAGTATACCAATATGCTAGGAACAGTCAGGTAAATAGACCCTTCTACGTTCGTACTGAGTATAACGATCAAAGTTTAATTAGGAAGGTAAGTTAATGAAACTCATTGAAAAAATCGATGAATATTTAGGTGAGGCACTACAAAATCATGTTGTCCCTGGGCTGAATAAAGCTTATTTCTCAAAAGATGACATAGTCAATAAAGTGATAGATTTTGTTGATGAAGGGTCCAAAATGGGAGCTAAAGTTTGGTTAGGTAAGCTTGGTAAAAAAGACATTTATGCTGTAGCTTTTTATTCAGGTGATCTTGGAACTGAAGCCAAAGTTAAAACCTTTAAAAGCAAAGACGAAGCAAAGTCAATTTTTGACAAAATAAAAGATAACATTTCATATGATGATATTTTAAAAATGATGAGATAAGGAGATATAATGGACATTGCACAAAAGTTAAAAAACTATCTTTCTGAGACAAAGGAGATGAGTCTTAAGAAGGTAGAAAAGAAAATTGAAGATGGATATTGGGAAGCGGAACAGGATCTTAAAGTAGGAAAACATGCCACTTTGAGAGATACTAAAACCAATAAACGAATTGTTGTTTATATTACAGAAGATTTGAATGAATCTAAAGCATCTCTTATAGTTTTGGCGGTAAAAAAAGATATTGGATTATCTGAAAGAGAATTCAAAATTGCCCATCTTACTGGTAATATTGAAACTCCTAAAAATAATGATAAATGTGTTATTGTATTTAGAACTAATAGTAAAATAAAATTTAAAGTATATACATTTGACTCCTCTAATAAGTGGGTGCCTGGCGAAGTTTTTACCGACTCTAATAAATTAAAATCATTATGAAAAGATTTTCCAAATGTTGATTATAATTTAAATGAATCATCTTATGAAAAAGATCTTGATGAAGGATTCAAAGTTACAACAGGGGTTCAGGGTTCCCTTTCCATTAATGGTAAATCTATTGCAAAAACTCAAAAAGTTGGCAATAACGTTTTTGTTATGATTGATAAGGAAGATGGAGACAAAACTAGAATCCCTGTTCCTGGTGGTAAGGACATGATGGCTTCTGAAATTGCTGAGTGGCTAGAAGATTATCTCAAGAAGAACCCTAAAGCATTAACAGAAGATTTAGATGAGGCTACTTTTGCTCAGCACATGAAAAAAGCAATTGCATCTAAAGAACGAGGAGATGAAAAGAAAACATTATATCATCTTGGAAACGCTAAGACAGCACGATATGCTATGAAGTCAACTGAAATTAGTAAGAATAAAGATCTTTTAGACAAATACAAAGAAATGACAAAAAATCTTAGTGAATCCGAATTTGGTGAGTTAGATGAGGGTGTTGATATCCCAAGAAACATTAAAATTGGAGATGTTGTTAAAACCAATGAGGGCACCCTAAAGATTCTTGATATTACAATTAGCTCTTTAAATCTTAAAGATCCAAGTGTTTATATTTATTATGAATATGATGTAATTATTAACGGTAAAAAGTTAAAAGATAAAGAAAAACAAGAATTAAAATTTTTCAAAAAAATGTTTCAATAATGGTTTACATTCTCCTGGGTTTTTGATAATTTCTTCTTATTGAAAACAATAAACCCAGGAGAATCTTATGTTTATTCAAAGAACTATTGATAGACTTTCTGATATGGAATTTGCTGCTCTTGCTATCATTCTTGGATTCAAGGAATCCTATTATGAAAGAGTTTTTGATTTTGATTTTAGACCAGACAGGATAAAGGAAAAATATAGACTTACCTATAAAGAGTTCCTTATTCATAAGAAGAAGCTTCAGTCACTTGGGTTAACAACAAAAGACCGAGAGACCAGAAAAAAAATTAGAGAGGCTTGGATCTCTAGAATAAACATTAAGAATGCCCTCCCAAGTCAAGTTCATATGTGGGCAATAGATTATTAGTTTACAACTTGCTCCTATAGGATATAATTTTTTTTATTTAACCTATAGGAGCTTTTTTATGCAAACATTTGTCCCCTCGAAAGATTTTTTTATATGCGCCAGAGTCCTCGATAACAAGAGACTTAACAAACAACATCTTGAATGTTTTCAAATTATTAATGTTCTTGAGGGCAGATCCAATGCCTGGAAGAACCATCCCGCAGTTCGAATGTGGAAAAATAACATTTGGGCTCTCAAACACTATGCTAATTTTATGAAGTATGAATGTATTTCACGAGGCTTCAAATTCGAAAAAATTCCTTATTATGATGTTGATTTACACAAAATGACTCTCCCAAAATGGTGGGGGGATGATCTAGTTCATATTTCCCACCAATCTAATCTTATGAGAAAACTTCCCTCTCATTATTTTCAATTTGGATACACTGACTATGGTATTATAGGATATTATTGGCCGGTTACACCTAAAACCAAATATTCTCAAAATATAAATCTAAAATGGATAGAAATGCTATCTTCAAAGATATAAATAAACCCAAATTCCCCCAATTGGAGATTATATGAAAGTATGTGTTTTAAAACTTGGATCCAGAATCTGTGTTAATTCTAGGTCTACTTCCGGCGGCAATGGGGAAACCCTAGCAATTATTAAGCTTCTTACAACTGCAGGAATTGATGTAACCGCTTATACCAAAATTCTTAATAAAGATCAAATGCCTTTGGATTTTCAAATTAGAGATATTTTAAAAGAAGAAGTTAGAAGTGAAGAATATGATTGTTTATTGATCTTAAATGGTAATGCAAATTATTTTGGTGGTCAAGATTCTCCATCAGATACAATTGCTTACAAAATTGTAAATAATTTCAAAGGTCCGGTTTTCTATATTCTATGTGATCCTAATCTTACTTTAACTCAGGTTTGGCCCTCTATTGAAAAGAAGGAATGGAGAGATAATTACTTAAAGGAAGATATTCTTATCCAAAGGAAAGACATCAAATATATCTGTCAACCAAAAGATATTTTAAAATATAAAGAGCATATCAAAAAGAGCAAGATTGATATTAAAGATGTTATTCATTTTCCATTTGAGAAGTTTCCCCTTGTAACTATGAATAAAAATTTTCTAAATCCTGAAGAGTGTATTTGGGATATTAGTTATGGTGGAACATTTAGATCTGGTAGACGTGAAGATGATATGATCAAATTTTATTTTGGCTATCCAGAAGATATTAAAGTTAATATGTTTGGAAAGATTGAAGAAAAACATTTTAAGAAAAACAAACAAAATCTTAGGATGCCGGAATTTGGCAAAGCTGTTCCATATGAAAACTTTGATGAAGAAATGAAGAAGGGGCTTTCCACAGTTATTATTGGTGACATTCTGTATAAGCAGGTTGATGATCTAGCACAAAGGATATATGAATCTATTCTATGTGGTAATATTACATTTATAGATGATTCTTATGATAAAAATAAACGAGTATTTACTAATGAGACACTTAGAAAATTTTGCTATGTATCTTCAAGAGAAGATGTAGCAAAGAAACTTAGATTTCTAAAGCAAAACCCAAAACATATTTCCTTGATTCAAGATTTACAATACAAGGATACGATGATAGATATAAATGAATATTGTAAAGATTTTAGAAAAATTATAGAAGAAAATCTGTAAGGAGAGTATATGAATATAACTATTTTGTCTGGTGGATCCGGTTCAATTCAGTTACAAAAGGGCCTAAAAGCGCTTTATCCTGATTGTAAGATCACCAATTTAATTAATATGTATGATGATGGTAAAAGTACTGGTCAGGTTCGAGAAATTTGTAATTGTCTTGGACCCTCTGATCTTAGAAAAAATCATTATGTTCAGTATCTTACAAATCACGACATCCATAATCAAAGTATTTTAGATTTTTATGAAATGCGGTTTGATATTCCAAAAGAGAATCCTAAAAAATTTATTGAAAGTGCTTTAGAACAATGGGAGCTTCAGATTTTCTATAATGCTGTAGATCTATTTTTTGAAAGAATAGACCCTAATTTTGAGTTTAAAGATTTTTCTATTGCTAATATTGTGTATGGCGGGATGTGTATTTATTATGAGGGGTTCCCGAATAAAGAAGAAAAGGTAGCAGAGTTTTTTAAGAAATTTTTAAATCTAAAAGATGATGTTGTAATAAATTCTTTTGAGAATCTTGTACTTCGAGCTCACACAACAAAAAACGTTCTTATGGATGAGGGCTCCATTGTTGATCTAAACAACCAAGAAATTGAAATTAAAGATGTGTTCTTCTATAACAAGGATCTTGAATGCACACAAAGCCATTATTACTTTCTTAATCCAAAAGTTAAAGATCTTATTTTAGAAAAAACAGATCTTTTGATCTTTAGTTCAGGAACTCAATGGAGTTCATTGATCCCCACATATAAGAATACTGAATTTCAGCATATTATGAATGATTATTCTGGTAAAAAGATTTTTATTGTTAATAATGAAGAAGATAAGGATATGAAAGGTATCAATAGTGCAGATATTATTAAAATAGTATCTTCATATGTTGATTTAAACAATACAACATTTCTTTTTAATAATAATGCATCTATGATTATGCGTATTGTAAATCCCGGGTATAAAGATACTAGTGTCTTTTATGATATGGAAAATAATAAAGGAAAACATAACCCTATTCTTTTAGGTAATGCAGTTTATTCTATATATTATAATTTACTTAATCATGATACTATTTTTATGGATTTTGATGATACAATTTACTCAAGAAAGAAAGATTATTACTTAAATTCTATTTCTATTGCAAATGTTGAATATGTAAAATATTTAGCAAAAAAGAAAAAAATCGTTATTGCTTCTGGAAACAAATATTCTCATATTAGAAAAAGATTTGGGGATCATTCTGGTATTGATATTTGGGCTGATGGTGGATTAATTTGTTATAAAAATGATCTTTATTATGACCATATTATGAGAATTAAAGAGGATGATATAGATTTAATAAGGAATTATTTGGATATTCATGGAATGTCAATTAAAGTTACAGAAAGAGGTTATGGCAAAATTATAACTTGTATTAATATTAAACCCCTAGATGATCAATATAGAAAAGAATTTACAACACATCTTAATATATTCTTTTTTCATAATAGTATTGATTGTATTGCTAAAGTTACTGGAACTACTAGTATTGATATAATTCCAAAGAATGCATGTAAGAAATATATTTTAGATCAATATAGTTTTAATAAATGTCTATATATTGGTGATGAATGTGACTCTGGTAATGATGTAGAAATTTCCAAAAAGTGCGATACAGCTATTAATGTAAAATCCATCAAAGAAACAAATTTGATTCTTAGATTATTAAGTGAGGATTATTAATGAAATATGCTATTATTTTAGCAGCAGGAAATCAAACAAGATTTAAGTCAAATATCCCTAAAGCTCTATATGCTCTAAATGAAAACATAAATGCATTTAAAGGAAAAGTTGATAAAATTTTTCTAATGTGTTCATTTTCAAATTTGGTATTCTTTTCAAAATTCAAGAATCCTCATTTTGAAATTGTTCCTATTAAATCTGGATATGGCTGTGGTGAAGCAGCATTAACATCACTACTTGAGCTTCCTATCAAAAATACAGATTTAGTATTTTTGTCATGGGGCGATTCTATCCAATCTTCTTCTGTTATTCAACATTGCTTAGATTCTTATAACAATAAGTTTCTTATGCCTGTAGTTATCGAGGAGAATCCCTATGTAAAAATTGAAACAGAGGAAAGAAAAATTACTAACATCAAATTTTCTAAACTTGGGGATGACACTTCAGGTACTGGATATCATGATATGTCATTGTTTTTATTTAAAAAGAGAGATGTTGTAAAAGCTCTAAAGAGTCTTATTAAAATCAAAAAGTTTAAATATGAAAAAGGAACAGAAATAAGCTTTCTGGATATTTTTAATTTTGATTTAATAGATGGCGAAATAGTTGAAGTTACTTTTGAAAAGGCTAGATCATTTAATACTTTAGAAGAATTAGATTTAGTTCAACAAATTTAATAATTTTAATAATATAGATGATTTGTTTACATAATAGATCATCTATATTATTTTTATTTAGGAGGTTAAAATGTTTAGAAATGTTCATTTTGATTATAAATCAAGCAAGATTACTCTTTGGGAAACCATTAACGGGGAACGAATGTCAACTGAAATTGATTGGGTTCCCTATATTTTTGTTCCAGATAAAGAAGGAACAATCAAAAGTATTGATGATGTTCCTGTAAAGAAACTTGAATTCCAAAACTACCAAAAATATAAAACATTCAATGACGAGAAATCTATTAAGAAGTATGAAGATCATGTAAAACCAGAGCTTCAATTTTTAGCAGAGCGATATTATGATATCCCTGATGATGAATTATATAGACCAGATCTAAGAATTGGAAGTCTGGATATAGAAGTGAATATTGATAAGGGATTCCCAACCCCTGAGGAAGCAGAAGGGGTTGTTACAGCTATTTCAATCGATATTAATGGATGTACAAAAACTTGGGGAATCAAACCATATACAGGAAAACATAAAAAGAATTTTACCTACTGTTCTACTGAAGAAATTCTTTTGAGAGATTTTTTTGACTTCATGTATAAAGAAGCAGATATTGATATTCTTACTGGATGGAATATTGATGGATTTGATATTCCATATCTGTATTACAGATGTAAGAAGCTTTTTGGTGAAAGTAATAAAATGTTCAGAAAAATTTCCCCTATTATGGAATATTCTGTTTGGGAAAAGAAAGATGGTTCTGGATTGAATTTTGACTTTGCAGGAATCTCAGTTCTAGATTACATGAGTGTTTATAAAGGATATACTCGTTCTAACCCAGAATCATATAAGCTTGACCAAATTGCTAAGAATGAACTTAAAGAATCAAAGTTAGAATATGATGGTTCTTTAAAAGAGCTTTTTGAGAATGATTGGGAAAGATATGTTGACTATAATATTCAGGATGTTAAGCTAATTTATAAACTTGAAAACAAACTCAAGTATCTTTATCTTATTCAGACTATTAGTATGATTTCAAGATGCCCAATGAAATTTTATGATAAAGTTACAAATGTCCTTGAAGGAATATTCTTAACATATTATAGAAGAAATAATCTATGTGCTCCTAAGCTTAAAGGGGGAAAGACTGAATGGTTTGAAGCTGCTTTTGTCAAAGAACCAGATAGAGGGTTACATGAATGGGTAGTAGATATTGACGTAACTTCAATGTACCCACATAATATTATTACTTTAAATATGAGTCCTGAAACTTATTTTGGGTGCATTGTTAATTTAACTGAACAGGAAGTTATTGATTATACAACTAAAAGAGAATTTCCTGTTATATCATTGGAGAGCCCTGAGAAAGAAATTAAGCAACTTACAGGTAAAGAACTTCAAATATTCAATACATTACTTAAGAAAGGTACATTTTCTATTGCACCAAATGGTGCTGTGTTTAAAAACACTAAACAGGGTGTTGTAACTATTATTGAAAAAATCTTTTTCAAGTTAAGAAAAGATACAAAAGATAAGATGTTACAATTGAAAAAGGAAGATGGTGATAAAAACAAGATTGCAGAACTTAATACTACACAGTTAGCAGTAAAGGTTGGTATCCTTAATAGTCTTTATGGCGCACTAAGTACACCATATTTTAGATTATATAATCTTAGAATTGCAGAAGCAATTACTGCATGTGGCAGACATATATTAAAAAATTCTGCATCTTTTATTAATAGTTATTTTAATGAAAAATGTAATACACAAGATTTAGATTTTGTTCTTTACCAGGATACTGACAGTTGTTTCCTGGGCATAGGTAAATACATCAATTCTAATAAAGAGTTACAATCCAAATTTAATTCACTACAATCAAATAAAGAAAAAGTAAATTTTATTTTAAAGATTTGTAAAGAACTTGAAAAAGTTATTAATGATTATTCGTTTAATATTATTCAAAATCAACATTTTGCATCTCAAGAAAAGGAATATACAATTAATTGGAAACAGGAGATTGTATGCCCTTCTGTTCTATTAGTGCAGAAGAAGAAATATGGATGTTGGGTAGTAAATGAAGAAGGAAAGACTGTTGATAAAATTAAAGTTACTGGATTAGACATTATTAGATCAGAAACATCTAAACCCATTAAAGAAATGCTTAAAGATGTAATGACATGTATTCTTAAGAATGAAGAAGATTCGAATATTAGATCCAAAATTATTAGTTATAAAAAAGCAATTCGTGAACTTCCATTTGAAGATATTTCGGGTAATATTGGTGTAAATAATATTAAAAAATATCTTGGACCAGATGGGCCTGTCAAAGGATGTCCGTGGCATGTTAAGGGTGTCTATGCGCATCAGGTTCTAATCAATAAGTTTGGACTCCAAGACAAATATCAAGAAATTACTGAAGGTGAAAAAAGCAAAGTTATTTACCTATTACCAAATTCTTATGGTTTTGAAACTTTGACATATTCATCTAAATATCCTAAAGAACTTAAATGTGTTCAGCCTGATATTGAAAAAATGATTGAAAAATTCTTTATTAAAAAAATTGAAATGCTTCTTGAACCATGTGGAAAACTTCATCTTCTGGATCTAAATGCTGAAACATTAAATTTCTTCTTTTAATTGTTTACAATGACAAGTAGTTTTATTATTTTTAAGATAAAGGAGTAAGAATAATGTTTATTAAATATAGTGAAATTGAGAATAGCTACCAACAAAAGCATATTGACAGAGAATTTCAATATAATCCTCTATTGAAAGAGTGTAGGTATGGTGTATTTGAAAAACTAGACGGATCTAACCTGCAATTTATAATTTATCCAGGGAATTATACATTTGATGATATGATGGATAGCTTTGAAATTGCTTCAAGATCTAATAAGTTAAATAAGGAATCAAACTTTCAAGGGGCATCTCTTCCTGAGCTCATTAAAAAATACACCCCTGCTATTAAACAGCTTCAAATATATGCTAATGATGCAAATGTTATGCTTAATGTTTATGGGGAATTATATGGTTATGGCATTCAAAAACGAATCAATTATGGAAAAGAAAAGTATTTAACTTTCTTTGATATGAGAGTTAATGGGGAATATTTAGCGCAAAAAGATTTTTGTGGTATTATGGATCATATTGAATATCTGACTTCAATGAATAATCTATATGTTAAACCTGTGCATATATATTCTTCTCTAGAAGAAGCATTAACTATTAATCCAGATTTTGAATCTGCGTTTAGTCCAACAAATGATCATGCAGAAGGATGGGTCATCAAGCCCTGGAATATTACTTCTTCATTTTATCTAAAAATGAAAAGTGAGAAATTTAAGGAGAAGACCAAGGTTAGAGAAATTAAGAATAAAGATTACTCCATTACTGTAAATAAACTTAAAGCATATTTCAACACACTAATTAATGAAAATAGAGTTCTTTCAGTTTTTAGCAAGGAAGGTGAAATTAGTGAGCCCAGTCAGATTGGGGATTATGTAAAATGAGTTCTTGAAGATGCTAAAAAAGATTTTTTCAAAGAATATAATATTGGAGATGATGTTACCCCAGAAGAAAAGAAGTATATTTTTAATGGCGGAAAGCATGTTGTGGAAATTCTTCGAAAATATTTGTAAAATCTCGAGTTTTTAGGAAACCTAATGATTTCAATAACTTAGAAATCCACCAAAATCTTAGTTTTCCTAATAATATCAACAACTTATAAGAAAACTGCAGAAAACTATGAAAAAAGGTGTATAAAACATTAAGGGATTTCTAAGGTTTTCTAAGTACTTAATATAATTAAATAAAATTTTTTTATATAAATAGAGAGTTTCCAATTTATTAAATAGTTATATATGATAAAAACAAAGGAGGGAGAAGTTATGAAAATTAACCTCCAAGAAACCGAAAATGGGGTTCTTTTAAAATTCCCTAGAGATGAAGTGTATATTGACTTTACAGATATTGAAAATTTTCAAGATATTGTTCTTGAAGATGGTACTGTAATTACAGTAGAAGAAATTCTACAACTATTATCAGATCAAAATATTGATATTGAACCTGCCGCAGGTCCTGGTGAAGGTGCTATGGGAAGTGGCGTAAGTGAATATATAGACGATCCTGGTAATTTGATTGATGGTGTTGACAAGTTGAATGGACTAGATCCAAGAAATTTTGATACACTTCTCATTGAACCAATTGAAGCTTCTGATGCTGAAGAATTGTTAGATGAAGAAACATTAATCATTGAACCTCCTGTTGACCCTGAGGAACCAGAAGAACCAGAAAATCTAGCTCCAGAACTTGGTAAAGGATATGCTATTGTATCTGATGAGGGTTTAGATGATGCAAATGTAGATTCTGATTCGTACGCAAATACATACACAGGAAAATTATCTGTATCTGATCCTAATAATGACATTGTCATTCTTTCTCTTGTAGAACCAGATAGTGATGTTTATTCAAGTGGTGCTCTTTTAGATTGGAATCTATCAAGTGATGGAACAACACTAATTGGTTCTGCTAATGGAACTGAAATTATCAAAGTTATTATTGATTTTGAAGGTAATTACACTGTAACACAGTCTGGGCAGATTGATCATCCTAATCCGGATATTGAAGATGTGTTTACATTTAACGTAGGTGTTAATGCAAGCGATGGTGAATTTCTTGTAACAAGTTCAATTACTATTGACGTTGAAGATGATTCTCCAGAACTATTCATTACTGATACTACTCTTGCAAAGATTGGAGCAGATGTTGATAATGCTCATGTAATCTGGAATGATGTTACCGGGCATGATTTGTTTGTTGATGGACTTCCTGTTGATTATGAAATTAGAGGAAGTACAATCTATGGATTTACAGAAGACAAAGATGTATTCGAATTAAAAGCATTTGATGATGGTACCTATAACTTTGAACAGTTTGAATTGTTTGATAATAATTCCCAGTTAGTTTCTTTCCAAGTAAAGGGTAATGCTGGTGGTCCTGAAGATCATTATTATATTACGGAAGATGGGTTTTTCAGTAAATATGAAGGTGATGGTTATGCAATCAAGTTCTCTGCTGAAGGTGATAGAGATTTGGTAAATCCTTCTGCACAGGGTATGGGTGTTGATAATAACAATATAGAACCACATGAAATTTTAGTATTTGAATTTGATAATGAAGGACTATCAGGAGATGTTGATAACTTCTATGGAGCTACTGTATATCTAGGTAAAGAAAATCAAGATAGCGATTTAGTATCATGGAAAGCTTGGTTTACAGATGGTAGTACTACAGATGGCACGTCAAATGATCTGTTTAATGTTAATGCGCCAGATGGTTATTACATCGATAAGATCGAAGTAACAGGTGAAGTGGGTAAAATGACAGTTCCATCAATAGATTTATATAATGAAGCTACTGATCTAGACCCACAATTAAATGTAGAATTTACAGCATATGATGGGGATAATGATTCAGTATCGGGGAGTCTTGATCTCATGATCGAACAAATGACAAATAATCAAACTATTTCATAACCATTTATTTTAATTAACAATTTATTTGAGGGTTCTTGTTTACAAGGATCCTCTTTTTTGTTATTTTTAAATTCAATAAACAACAAATAACCTAGGATGGCACTATGTACACAGGAATGACCAAAGATCAGATTCAACAGATTAAGGTGCTTGTTGATCGAGGCGGTTGGGACGCAGTGCGCGGGCACCCTGTTTTGTCGCAGGTGTGGGCAAAGTCTGTTGCCGAGTCCCGCAAATGGGTTAACGAAAATATACGCAATTAACACATCCAGCATGATTGTTTGTCCTTTATTAAAAAGGAGTTTTACGAATGCCATATATAGAAAATGTTCCTCGTATTAATATAATAAATGGTAATCATATATTGAAACCATCAGATTCTATACTTATTCAAATAACCGATCCAGATACATTTTTTCCTACACCAAGGTATTATGATCGTTTTATAAAAATTTACCAGTTTAAGTTTTATGACATCTTATGTAAAACAAATTATAACGGACGTTTACTTGAACCCATTACACAAGAACAGGCAAATTGTCTTGTAGAAATTCTCGACAATGCTTTGCGTCAAAACCACAATGTTCTTGTTCATTGTACGGCGGGTCTTTGCCGATCAGGGGCGGTTGTAGAGGTTGGAAAAATCATGGGGTTTGATACTGTACATGATGGAAGAATTCCCAATGTGGATGTGAAAAGTAAAATGTTAAGGTATCTGTATGGTGAGAAAAATTATGAAATTAATTAAGATACTTATCTTAATCGTTGTTATGAGTTTTCTTATGGGGTGTAGTGATCTTATTGGATATGGCACACTTCAAAACAGAGAAATCAAAAAATCGAAAGACGGGTTTTCTCATTATACTGTTGAAATCAATGATGATGGTTGTAACTGTACACGGGTATTTATTATATATCGTTATGATGATTGGTATAAACCTAAGATTGGGTCCAAGGTTGCTATAAAAGCAACCTTTTTTACAAATTATATGGTGGAGGATAAAGATTAATGGATAAACTATTTTCTTTAACTGCGGATGATTTTGAATGGTCATATACTAGAGCGTCGGGGAGTGGTGGCCAAAAAGTAAATAAAACTTCTTCAGCTGTTCACTGTTTTCATAGACCTAGTGGATCTCACGGGTATTCACAGGCTTCTCGTTCACGACACAAGAATAAAAGAGATGCCTTTGAGAAGTGCGTCAATACAAAAGAATTTAAATCTTGGTTACGTTTAGAGGTTATGAAGAAATCGGGAAAGATGGCAATTATAGAAGCAGCCGTTGATGAATCTATGAAAGATTACAAATTGAAAGTTGAATGTAAAGATGACGGAAAATGGTGTATTTGCGATGTTTAGAAAGTTGTGTATAACAGTGGAACATTGTCCTAAGGATAAACATGGGGAATTTTTCTGGACAGTTTATGAATATGAAACTTTTTTAGAAATTGATTATGGGTATGCAAATACACAAATAGAGGCCTGGGAAATAGCAAGAAGGAGCAAGGACAAATATGAAAGAAAAAATCCTCGAAACAATCAATAAAAATCTCCCTAAAGGATATGAACTTCTTTATGTTTCCTTGATGGGATCTAAGCTTTATGGTACAGATAATGAAAATTCTGATACTGATGTAAAATTTATTTTTAAACCATCTTTGGAAGACTGTGTTTTTGGTATTGCATCAAGAAATTTGAATATGAATACATCTAGTGATAAGAAAGCAAATTCATCTGAAGATATTGATTGCCAAGGATGGTCTATTCAATTCTTCCTGGATCTTCTTCGACAAGGTGATACAAATGCTATTGACATTTTATATTCTTTTACAAATAAAGATGCTGTTCTTTACAAAAATCGTTTAATGTATAGAATTTTTAGTTCCCCTACAGAATATTTTGATATGTCAAATATGAGAGGGGTTTTAGGTTATGTCGTTAGTATGTCAGATCGTTACAATCTTAAAGGAAGCCGAGCTGCTAAACTTACAAAGGTTTATGAAGTAACAAAAGAAGAAATTTCAAAGCTTCCTCAGAACAGATCTATGGATGGTTATATTGAATATAAACTTGAACAAATTTATGAAAAAATCCTTGAACAATGCGCTGACACAATTTTTTGCAAATATGAAGTATGCCAGGACGGAAGAAAAGCAATTCGCATTGGTGGTAAAGTTCATCTTTTAGATATTTCAGTTGGGGAATTTTTCCGTAGATTAGAATCAGAATTAGAAAGATACGGAGAAAGATCCAAGAAAGCAATGGATGGCACAGATTGGAAAGCAGTACATCATTCCTATCGCTGCATTTTACAAGCTATTGAATTACTTGATACTGGGAAAATTAAATATCCACTTGCTGATAGAGAATTTTTAAAAGATATCAAGTATGGGAAAATTTCTATAGAAGAAGTGGGGAATCTTATTGATGATGGTTTACAAACAGTAAAACTTAAATTAGAATCTATCCATAACAAAACAACTGTGAATCACAAGCTTATCAACCAAACAATTTTAGATATGTATAGGATTTAATATGTATAATCTTCCACCTGTTATCATTGAAGCAATCAAAAAATCTACTAAGGCTCTTCGCACACAAGGCCTTATAACTAAGGAACAATGGGAAAAGGCTTTAAAAGAAAACCCAGATTATATCAAATCTTCATTTAATGCCACAGCAACAAATGAGATTGAAGAATGTTTTATGTATGCTGATATTCTTGAAGGATTTATAAAGAGGATTAAAGAAAATGAAGGCCAGTAGGTTGATTGGAATTCTTTTAGAAGAAGTTCTTCTAAAAGGTGATGGTGATGTCAAATATGAAAATTATTATGATGATCATCGAGGAATTTACGAACTTGAAGTTAAAGAAGACATAGATGCTTCTGGAAAATTAATCAAAAGAACCTTTTTACTGAAAGATTCATAGGAAACACAAATGCTGAAAATTATTTATGATGTAAATGGAAATGAGGCTGTTCTTTTTGATACCGATGAAAAGAAGATTGTTGAAGCAAAAGATCATTCTTTTCATCATCTTTTTTTAAAGGATAATGGGTTTTCTGTAGTATACGGTAATACTATTGATGATGATCCAAATTATTCACCCTTTGGTCCTCTCATTGCTGATATTGAAATTACGACAATTTGCCATGGGCCAAGAAATGAAAAAGGATTTCATGTTCCTTGTTCATTTTGTTACAAAGCAAATACTCCAAATGGTACATATATGTCTTTCGAGACATTTAAAGAAGTGTTCAGTAAACTACCCAAGACTATTGGACAAATCGCATTTGGTGTTGATGCTTCGGCTACTTCTAATCCAGATATCTGGAAGATTTTTGAACATTGTAGAGAAAATGGGGTTGTGCCAAATCTTACTGTTGCTGATATTGATGATGATGTGGCAGATAAAATTGCTAATCTTACTGGCGCTTGTGCTGTAAGTCTATATGATAATAAAAACATTTGTTATGATTCTATTAAGAAGTTGACTGACAGAGGAATGAATCAGGTAAATATCCATCTATGTTATCACTCCCAAAACTACATGAAAATTCCCGAAATCATTGATGACATTAAGAACGATCCTCGACTTTCTAAGCTCAATGCTATTGTTTTTCTTGCTTTAAAACAAAAAGGTAGAGGTAAAACATTCAATCCAATCCCCTTTCATAAATTTAAGGAAATGATTGAATATGTGATGGAAAGTGGGATTTCTTATGGATTCGATAGTTGTTCTTGTACAAATTTTCTAAAGGCAGTTCAAGATCACCCAAAGTACGAACAATTTAAAACTATGAGCGAGCCCTGCGAGTCTACTGCTTTCAGTTCCTATATTGATGTTCATGGAAAATTTGCCCCTTGTTCCTTCTGTGAAGGTATTGTTGGATGGGAAGAAGGTCTAGATGTAGTAAATTGTAAAAATTTTCTTCAGGATATTTGGAATCACCCTAAGACTGTTGATTTTAGGGAAAGTCTTCTGGCAAATGGACGTAGCTGCCCCATTTATAAAATTTAAAGGAGATATTATGGGTTGTAAAAATTGTGAAAAGTTAAAGAATGCTTTGATTTCTTTGATTCAAGAATCTGATGTTATAAAACTTAAGATTATGAGAGACTATCTTATGAGTATTTTAGATGAGCAGGATAATCATGATGCTGAAATTTCAATGTTTGCTATTAACACTTTAATCGAAGTCCTTGAGGAAGAACAGAATGGACCATGTTAATGGACTTTCAAATGAACAACTTGAATCATTAGCTCTATTATCTGAAGAATGTGGAGAAGTGATACAAGTAGTTGGTAAAATTCTTAGGCATGGGCTTGATTCCAATTGGATGGATAATCCCACCAATAGAAAACTTTTTGGAAAAGGAAATTGGTGATGTTCTTTTGGCAATTGATATTGTGACTAGTCTAATGCTGGATGAGGATCATATTAAGGATAGAATTGATAATAAATCAGAAAAACTAAAAAAGTTTTTGCATTATAGTTGCTAATTTCAATGAAAAACAATGAAATTAGCTTTTTGAACTTTGGGAACTATAAATTCCCAAACGAGCAATGTTGATTGAGGCGTTTCAATCTGCATCAATCTCATGGTCACAGTGCAGACACTTGAAGTCTTCGCCTTGGCGAGACCCAGGGTCCACGCATCCGCAGTTAGAACAAGTCTGCGAAGTATAAGCAGGATTCACTTTCGTGAAATGAACACCGTTCATTTCAGCCAAGGATTCAAGTTTGCTTAGTACTGCTGGGTAAACCCAGCGTTGCATCTTGTTCATAAAATTTGTTGACAATTTTGTCTTGTGTTTCAAGTTCTTGAGGTCTTCGACCACAAGTTCTTTGACATCAGAAAGATTTAGAGAATTGCAAATTCGATTCGTTTCATTAGTCCTGTGGGCTAATACCCTCTTGAATGCTTTGGAACCTTGCTTTTTGTTGGAAATGAACTTGTAGATCGATTCCATTTCTGAGCCGAGAAATGTTCCATCTGAACATGACATCAATTTCTTGTAACCTTGGTCGATTCCAAGAACTTTACCCTCAGTCTTTAGTGCTGGTGCATCTTTCTCATAGATCAATTCAAAATTCATGACGCCATTCTTTAGTGTCAATCGAACTGAATTTTTTCGTTCCCAAGAATCGAATTTTCGACTATGTTTGTGATGTTTGATAGGAACATTAATTGTAATAGCACGTTTCTTGTGTTCATGAAACAACGGGGTCTTGATCCTAATGAATTCATCGAAATGCAAGCCATATTGAAAATCAATAAGTCTAGAATCTAATGTGATTGAGAAATTCTTCAAGTCTGGTTTACTAAAGAATTTTGATTGATGAATTGGTTTGAGATTCAGTTCACTAAATCTCTTGTCAGTGAAAGAACAATGCTTATTTGCAGTAATGCACTTATGAAACAATTTCTTGTAGTGTTTAAATCTTCGATTTGATGCTTGTTTGTATTGGGATCTAACAATTTCAGAAGCCGTCTTATAAAGAATTTGTTTCCATTGGGAATGAGTAATAATACCAGATGGCAAATCCTTGGATGACATGAACTTGGTCAGCGGCAATTGTCCTGAAATGATTAGATCAATGTACCAAGACAAGTCTGTTCTGAAATCATCAAAGAGCTGGTTCAAGACTTTCGTCTTGGAACCAGTCTGATACTTCAAAATGTGCTTGGATGATCTAATCATGTTTACACCCTAGTTTTAATATTATATATCTATTTATAGAAAAATAATTTTGTTTTTGAGTAAATTTATAATTAAGAAGGATCAATGAAAAATTCATTAAAATTTCAATTCTCTTCAATGAAAAATGAATTTAAATAGAATATTAATTTAGACGAGGTTATTTAGGAGACAGTATGAATTATCAAAAGATAACACAAAAAGTACACGACGATGATATTTGTACAAAATTAGATTGTGATTATTCTGAATTGTTATATTACGCTTGGCCACAGACGTTTGGCTCCACTACTGGTCCCTTTGGGGGTTTTGGAGGTCAAACTATGTCTACATTTACAATTGAGGCATATTCTAATGG